AATACATTTAATGGTATTGCTGATCTGGTTGGCAATATTTGGGAATGGCAAGATGGACTTAAGATAGTAGATGGCATGATATATATGCCAACTGATAATAACTACAATCTTGCTGAAACAAGTTGGCTAAGTGCTGGTATTGGTATTGATAATGTGAGTGGTGTTCCTGTATTTACTACTAATGTTACAAATAAAACAGATGCATCTATCAACAAAGCATGGAAAGATTTGACTAAAAAGGAAGATGATACATTTGAAGATTCTGTATTAAAAATGCTAATGCAAGCTGCTATTATACCAATTACAATTGGTGGTGGAACATATGCTGTTAATCCAAATGGAACATTTTATTTAAATACTTTTGGTGAACGTATTGCTCTACGTGGTGGCAAGTGGAGCGGTGCTGCCATCTCTGGTCTGTTTGCTCTGGTTCTGAGCAATCCTCGCTCCGACGTGTACGCGAACTTTGGGTTTCGCCCAGCTTTTATTGGGTAATCTGGTATTTGGAAATCTGTATATCTGGTATTTTAACTATGACAGAAAATCTCAAAATAAAACAAAAAGTTGAGGACACCTTACAATATCTCTATATTGCCTTAAAGCATTTTCCTAAATCTGAGAGATTCACGCTCTGTGCTGATATTAAGCAAAGCACATATAAAGTAATAAGGCTAATCATACAAGCTAATAAAACTAAAAATAAATTACCCATCCTCTATGAAATTGACACTGAATTAGATATGCTGAGAATGATGATTAGACTATCCATGAAACTTGGATTCATGCCACTTAAGAAATATGAAGTTATAATTGGTTATCTGTCAGAAGTAGGTAAAATGCTTGGTGGCTGGATAAAATCAGCCAAATAACTTTAGGGATGGAAATGATATTGTTGTGATTGCTCTACGTGGTGGCAATTGGAACAACGCTGCCAACGCTGGTCTGTTTGCTCTGAATCTGAACAATCCACGTTCCAACGTGAACACGAACATTGGGTTTCGCCCAGCTCTCCTCCATAGCCCGATTCTATATTGCCATTGGCATTATAGACTGTGCAAGGAGAAAAGGATTTCCATTCCTCTCTCTTGTTATAATGAGAGAAACATAAACAAGCTGGCATCTCAAGTAAGAATAATATCCCAAAGCGATGCCAGCTGATTTATTAAATAATTCATTGTTGGGGAGAATATATATTGCCAAAAACATATAATAATCTTTATTCTGCAATATGCAACTTTGATAATATATATAATGCTTATATCAATGTATGCAAAAATAAAAGATATCATCCTGAAAAATTAAAATTTGAAAATAATCTTGAAGAAAATCTACTTCTTATACAAAGATTGTTAATTTATAAACTTTGGCAACCAGATAATTTAAAAGAGTTTTGGGTATATGATCCTAAAATGAGATTAATTGCTGCTCCATCATTTAGAGATAGAATAGTTCATCATTCTCTTGTGCAAGTTATAGAACCACTATTTGAGAATAAATTTATTTATGATTCTTATGCTTGTAGAAAAGGTAAAGGAACACACGCAGCAGTTAATCGTGTATTATATTATTTACGTAAAACAAGAAATAGTTATGATTCATTTTATGTATTAAAGTGTGATATTTCAAAGTATTTTTATAATATTAATCATAATATACTTATAAATATTATAAAAAGAACAATAAGATGTCAAGATACATTGTGGTTAATAGATAAAATAATTAAAGGTAATAAATATATTGATATTAGTATACCAATTGGTGCTTTGACATCACAATTATTTGCAAATATATATTTGAATGAATTAGATCATTATATTAAGGATGTTTTATCAATTAAATGTTATATAAGATATATGGATGATTTTATAATTATTCATAATGATAAAGAATATTTGTGGTATATATTTAATCTTATTAACAATTTTATAGAAGATAATCTATTATTAAAACTTAATAATAAAAGTTGTTTATTTAAATATATCCAAGGGATAGACTTCTGTGGATATAGAATATGGCCAACTCATATATTACCACGCAAACGTAATGTATATAAGATTAAGAGAAAATTAATTAAAATGTCAAAGTTATATTCTGTAAATAAATGTGAATTAAGTGAAATTAAGCCAATTGTTATGAGTTTCCTTGGCTATATGGATCATTGTTGTAATCATATAACAGTTGAGCATATATTGTACAACTTAGTTCTAACTAAATAAACATCATCATCTTCAATCTATTCTGAACAAAGTAATGAGATAACTGGTTTGAGATATTTATAACTTAAATTGGAGGTAAAAGGATGACAATAATTACCAATGAAGAGATTCAGATGAGAAGGATATCTGCATTTAGTGAAGAGCAGCTTTATAGGCCAATAGTTCATGGTAATGATTATCATGAAGAGGAATATGTCAGTGAAGAAGAAATAGATGCACTTACTCTTGAAGATCTTGCTAATACTGATGTAGTTGATCCAGAAGAAAATCAAATTTTAGTTTTTGATGGGACTAATTGGGTTAATGCAGATTTTCTTGATGATGCTAAATGCAAAGTATTTACTGCAGAAGCAGATCAAACTGATTTTGATATTACTGATATATATAATGAAGATTATCTATCCATTATAGTATATAAAAATAGTGTTAAACAAACAGAAGATACAGATTATACATTGGATGTTGATGATGATCCAAGATTAATAGTATTTACATCTGGCTGTACTGCTGGTGATATTATAATAGTTGTTTTAAGTACTGCTCATCTATTATCATAAATTAGTAGTTTAGTATTAAATATAGCAATAAAAATAATAAGGAGGTTTGATTTAGATGGTTGAAAGAGAAGATAAAGTACTTGTAACTGGTGAGCAAATGCAATTGAAAGTATTATCTGCTTTTGCAATGGATAGGGTTATCAATCTTGATGATCTTAATGATGTTGAAATTGATACTGTGACTGATGATGATGTATTAACTTGGGATGGTGCAACTAGCAAATGGACAAATGCTGCTGCTAATTAATAATTAATTATTAATGTAACATAACATTGTGCCAAC